TTTAAAAATATATAGGGGGTGGGGGTTTGTAGTAGGAAAGTTAAGGGGGCTATTTTGTGGGATTGAATGTGTGGAATTGAGTGTAGTGTAAGTCCAGTCGATGCCGCCAAGAAAAGGGGGGTCGGGGTAGGTGGGGTCACGCCTAGCGCACACGCCTCCAGCCGCCTAGCGCACGAGTGGAGAACAGCGTTTACACACCCTGCACAGGCATACGCTACGCCACACACACGCCTCATGCATACGCATACACGCCCTGCATACACGCCTTGCACATAGCGCCTACAGACCCTCTCTGACCAGTTATCTCCCCTAGTGCTTGGCTGATGGCAGTGTGACGTTGAGCATCGATGCCATCTTCGCCTTGAGTTCATTCTTGAGCTTCTCTACATCAAGATCGTTCTCATCTTTGTCAGCAGTGTCATTGAACATACCAATGCTCTTGCCCATCATCTCCAAAGCTCTCAGCTTGTCACTCACTCGCTCAGTGTTCTTGGCGTGTTCAAAGAGTTCCTGCATGATGAATCGCCTCGTAGCCAACTCGTCATTGATGACCATCTCTCGTTTAGCTTGGAAGACTGGTTCAAGTAGTAAAGTAATTCTTCCATCATTCAACAGTCTGTTCGCATTAGCCATCACTGTTGCATTGGTGCTGTTGGAGCAGTCATACACCTTACGGTAAGCCTCTGCTGGACTCAGGCCATCGGCAATGGCAGAGGCGAACAATTTCATCTTGGTAGTGGTCTTCTTACTCTCAACGATTTCATCTTCGTTGGGTTTATGACCGAATGGCTTTCCATCTCCTCTCTGTGTTATCTCTACTTGGAGAGCGGCTGACCGTATCGCTTCGCTGTAGTCTCCCTCGCCGTCAATGATTGCATCTGCGAACGGTGCAGTGCTTACACCGATATCGTTCTCATTGGTTTTGTTTTGTGCCATGTTGTGATCCCTTTCGCTTGGTTTAAACACTCTGCAATTGTTCTCATCATTTTCTCAGCACGACACACACAACGCAACTCGTTCGCATAACGCATCGATGCACCTCACAACTGCAAGCTCGGCGTACACCAGTAAGATGGTGATCACCAGCAAGCCAACGGTTTGCGTTTAAACACTCCTCAGCACAAGCTCACCACAAGCTCATGCTCTTCACCTCATCGCCTCTCTTCCCTACAGCAGTCACTGCCTATCAAGCATCAGTCCATTCGGCTTCGCCTTGTCCCTCGCCCCAATCGTTCGCATTGAAAACTCAAGTATTCATTGCCGTCAGCCCCACAATTAATACCAAAGTTCATTTTGGTAGGCTGGAGCGGGTCGAAACGCTCGTAACCCATTGATTTATAACGATTTGCAGAAAACGTGGTTTTTTTGTTCGCAACCTGTTGCAGAAGTGTGTAAACGTGCTAGCATTCGCTTCAGTTTGGTGCTTGCATCAAACGACAAAGACGGCTTCGATGAGTGACTCGCAAACACTCTAGCCCGAGCAGAAAGCCCGTCAGGTACAGGCTCTCAACGTGTCACCCACCTACACACACAGGGGACAGACAGAGAGCAACAGCCCTGATGACTACGACAGTCACCTACGTTGACCGTTCTCACCATGCCCACCACCTACACACATTGGGGGCAACAGCGAACGATCTGACCGCTCTGAGAGGAGCGGACGCAAGGCACTGTCCCCATGCCACGCCCTCGTGAATAAGGGCGGCAAGTGGATTCCACTTCAAGTGCATTGTTCGCAGTGTGCTTGTGGATGCAATCCGCATCAAACAACTGGAGGCTCAATGCAATTCGTTCATCACCACACTGGTGATTGGGTTCGCAATAGTGCGAACACTTCAGCCACTCGCACAGATAGCTCTGTGACTGAGTACAACTCGCTTGACGAGATCAAAAACGCATTCGTGCGTAACACATTCGAGTGGATGCTCGAAATAGGTGAATGCGTCACCTCTTCCGGCTCTGATGTTTACCAAATCAGAGGCTGACATTTCAGCGGTATGCCCGATGGGCATATCAGTGCAATGTCGCACTTCAATGGAGGCTTAACCATGTTCCGCAAATTCAACGTGACAGAAACAATCAACAACACCGTTCGCAATAACGGCGGCAAACCGCTCGGTGAAATCTTCTACACCTTTTCTGCTCCCACGCATTGGGGCTCAGAGGGCATTTGCTACGTCATCGAACGCTACAGCTTCGGTGCATTGCCGAAAGTGACCCTGCACTGGTCAAGTGGCGGCACGAACGCTGATGTAACCGACATTGAGGTTGCATACACCATGAGCAAGGCGTTTGAGCTTGCTCAGAATCGTTTGATTGCCATCGGCGTTGATGCTGGTGAGTCGATCAAGTACAAGCTTGCGAACAACGAGCTTCCCCTTGGCATCTGAAAGGACACGCATGAAACAGGATTTAGAGCTACTGACAGAGGCGCTTGCAGAGGCGTACAAGGCGCTCGCACAGGGCGACAAAGACATTGCGTTGGCTTGCATTGCCTACGCACAAACCATCATCAACGGTACACATAGAGAGGTTTAAACATGAACACATTCACCAACGTCACCATCAACACGATCCAAGGGGGCGACACCATCGTGATGACAGAAGAGTCGCACCATCCTGACTGCCCCGCTATCGATGGGTTCGGATGCCGATGCGAACAACTTGCCGCCTTGTCCAACCCCTATACAGAGCGTGGCCTTGAAGACCGCACCAAGCCCATTCGGGAGCTACCAGTGTTCGCAGGCTTGACTGATGAACAGATCGCAAACGCACAGGACAACTGATGAGGCTTGATTAGCCGAAACCGCCGTGAGGCGGTCTTGTTCAACTTATGGAGGCTTATCCATGTATTACGTTCTCGTCTCGCTCGCATCAGCGGCTTTTCTTTTTATCGGCTTCAGCTACAGCGATGGCATACCGCTGTGGAATTTCGTTATCGCCGCAGGCGGTTTCTTCCTTGGTCACGTTGTGACTGAGGCTCTCAATCACAAGGAGGTTTAAACATGACTGCTACCAACCGTGAAGAGTGGCTTGCCCACGCTGTCGAGGAGCTTCGCTCCATCTTCAATGCCAACGGCTTCCCCCTGCCTGACAAGATCAGGGTGACCTGTGGTTTCCCATCGAGCAAGGCTCGCTCGCAACACCGTGCCATCGGTGAGCATTGGTCACCAGCCGCATCAAGCGATGGTCACCATGAAATCTGCATCAGCCCTGTGGTTGATGACGCTGTTGAAGCGTTCGCAATTCTCTGCCACGAGTTGTCCCATGCGGCGACTGATGGCGATGGTCACCGTGGACGTTTCGTGCCTTGCGTTCGTGCCTTGTGGCTTGAAGGCAAGGTCACTGCAACTGTCGCTGGTGATGCATTCAGAGACAACTTCGCTCCATTGATTCAATCACTGGGCGACTACCCACACGCCAAGCTGAACATCTCTGCTGTTCGCAAGGTGCAATCAACTCGTATGTTGTTGGCTCAGTGTCCAACGTGCGGCTACAAGGTTCGACTCACCTCCAAGTGGTCATCAACAGGCTTGCCTTGGTGTTCGCATGGCAAGTCAGACAGTGACAACGTCACTCAATTTCAACTCGTTTAAATCAGGAGGCTTCCTATCATGTCAACAGCAAAAATTTCTCAGGCTCTGTCACTCATTCAGACAGGCAAACTCAACGCCGCTCTCGTGCAGACCGGCTACGGCTCCGAGGTCAGCGCCGACAAGGTGCGTGTGGTCAGCATCCTGACCGACATCGTCAACAGGGGCGGCATCAGCATTCAAGAGATTCTCAACCTCGTGCCACTGTCAACAGCAGTGATCAATGCCAAGCAGTCCACTACATCAGTGCCTGACTCTTCAGTCGCATTGGTCAATGATGCAATCACCGAGGTTCGCAACACGCAAGCCATCGTCTCGTCAACCAACACGCTTGCATCAAAGGCGCTGGACGAGGTTCGCCAACTGAGAGGTGCAGTCATCTCGAAAGCTGACAGCATTGAGCGTGACCTGTTTAAACGTCTCGACACTGAGGTCAGCAAGATCACAGGCGTGGACTACGGCAAGATCGACAACGCCATCCACTCTGAAGTGGGCAACCTGTTCAAGGCTCTGAAGAAGACGGTCACACCTGACCAACTACAGGTCATTGCCAACAGCGTGGCAGTGTTCGAGACACGCAAGGCATCGGAGGTGTTCCCCGCTCCCCTGTGGTACGAGCAGGACGGCGAGGTTGTCAACTTCGAGGACTTGGAGGTGCTGGTTTGGAATGATGCAGAGGCTTGCGCTGTTGTCGATGACTACGTCTTCAACCCCGCCAACCTGCACCAAGCTTTGTGTGCATTGAGCGATGCACTGCCCGACAACGTGTGGCTTGCTGGTGAGCGTGGTACAGGCAAGACTGCATTCTGCGAACAACTGAGCGCAAGGCTCAAGCGCAAACTGTTCCGCATCAACTTTGATGAGGCGATGGAGCGTAGCGAATTCATCGGCGGCAACATCGTCAAGAACGGTTCAGTCGAATGGAAAGCAGGGATCATTGCCCAAGCCATCCAGCACACTGGTTCGCTCGTGCTGTTGGACGAGATCGGATTCGCAAGAGCGCAGAACCTCGCCGCTCTCCACGCCTTGTGCGAACGCTCTGCCAACCGTGCCATCGTGATCGCCGAGACAGGCACTCGCATCCCTGTTGCATCGCACGTTGCATTCTTCTGCGCTGACAACAGCAACGGTCACGGTGACCAGTCCGGCAACTTCGCTGGTGTTCGTGATCAGAACAGTGCGTTCATTGATCGCTTCAGCTACACGCTGGAGTTCGAGTACCTGCCACATGATGACGAGGTTGCACTCATCAACAAGCGGACAGGTTTAAACATCGATGCCGCTGACGTTCTCGTGCGCTTCGCCAACGTGGCTCGTGAGAAAGCAAGGGCTGGTGTACTGACTCAGCCTCCATCATTGCGACAGTTGTTTGCGTGGGCAAGAGCAGTGACCAAGGGCATCCCAACGGTGACAGCGTTTCGCTCTGCCATCGTCAACAAGTTTCCCGCTGACTGCGAGGCTGAGTTGGTAGGCATCTTCACCGCCACGGTTGACACCGTGGAATTCAAAAAATTCTTAGCCAAGTAAGGGGGCTTTATGTTTTTAGGTACAGACGTTAAACGAGGCGTTGCATCAACGCTTGAGCGTGTCTTCCAAGCAAGCGGACAGAAGATCGACAAGCTCGACATTCTGTGGTCAGGCAAGACAGCGGGGATCATCTTCAGACGCTCCAGTGCAAAGACATTGCAAAGCGTGAAGTTGATCTTCCCATCCATCGATGACATGGCAACCATCTCTCGCAAGGTATTCAACAACACCGTTGGCTACGCCTTGCACGAGCTTGGTCATGCATGGTTCACCGACAACGCACCTTGGGACAACGCTCGTGAGAAGCATGGCTCATACGTTGGCTCATTGATCAACGGTCTTGAAGACCCACGCATTGAGCAGTGCGTCATTCACTCAGGCTATGCGCCCAACAGCAAGGCATTGTTTGAAGAGTTGACCAATGCAGTGCTGGACAAGAACGGTTACGTCAAGCCTGACGATCTGAAGAACGTGCCATTCATGCTCGCCATTGAGGGGCGGCGCTTGAACGGTTACCCCATCAGTCACCCGACAGTGCTTGGCGTGTCGCCTTGGTCAGCCGACATTGAGTGGGCATTGACCAGCGCACAGAAAGCAAAGAACACAACCACCATTGCAGACATTGCAGTCGAGTTGTTTAAACGTCTTCAGCAAGCCCACGAGGAGCAGAAGAAGCAACCTCCGCAAGAGCCGCAAGATGACGGCGGTCAGCAGGGTGATGACGGTCAGCAAGGCGAGCAAGGTGATGACCAGCAGGGCGACCAAGCAGGGGATCAGGGCGGCGACCAGCAGGGTGATCAGGCTGGTGACCAAGGCGATCAGCAAGGCGATAAAGCTGACGGTGAGGGTAAGGGGTCAGACGGCGCAGATCAGGGCGCTGGTGACGGTTCTGACAAGCCTGAGCAGGGTGATGGCGAGGGTGAACAGGGTGATCAAGCCGGTGAGTCAGGCAAGCCAAGCGACAAGGGCGGCAATGGGTACAGCAACGATCCATTCACCGACAAGCGCCGCCGTCCTGAGTTTGACAAGTTCATTCAGAACGAGCTTGGTCAGCACAAGTCAAAGGTCGATGCCAAGGGTCATCGTCCTGCTGTTGCAAGACCAAAGGTTGAAGAGATAGCTTTTTTCTAAGGGGCAAACATGAGACACGTTGACAAAGACAGAGCAGAGCAAACATACAAAAACAACTACACGCTCACGCCATCAGGCATGGGTGCAACACGAGCCAACTTGCTTCGCATCTTGCGCTCGAATGATTTGGTTAGCTGGTCTACACACGAGGAGTCGGGCAGGGTTGATCGCAAAGCGTTTACACGCTACGCCTGTGGTGATGCAAACATCTTCAGCAAGCGTCAGGTGCGTGAGGCAGAGCGGTCAGCGGTCAGCATCATGATCGACTGCTCGGGCTCAATGACCTATGGCGGCGAGATCGCCCTTGCTGGTCAGGTTGCTGTTCAGCTATGCAAGATATTCGACAAGGCCAACGCTGAGTTTTCGGTGACAGGTTTTTACGGCGGCGATGATGCACAGGTGCAGAATGCAACAGGTGCATCACGAGACATAGCAGTGCGAGTCGAGAAGCCTATCTTCATCCCATTCAAGAAGTGGGGTGAATCACTGGGCAAGGCATCTGCAAAGCTTGGCGCTATCGCTCAATGCGCTCAGGGCTCCACGCCTGACTACTCGTCCATCGCTCTTGCAATTGAGGACTTGGCTATACGCAAAGAGCCACGCAAAGTTTTGTTCTTGCTGACTGATGCGAATGGCTACAACCAGCCGCATATGCAGTACCTGCAAAAGCTTGCTGACAAGCAAGGCATCACGTTGATTGCAATTGGCATTGGACACACCGAGGTTGCCGAG